AAAATAACCGCCCTCGTCATTGGTGCAACATTTCGTAGCCGGAGCGAAGATACTGCCTGTCTCTTCATCTTCCAGTCCGTGGAGTGTGCCGACTTGACCCGCCGACCATTCTGCTTTCTTTTCTGCTTCACATTCATGTACATGACCTGCCTTTCTCAGTTTTGATTTATCCTTAAAGCCCTTTCAGGCTTACAGGCAATAAAAAAGCGAGAATGACAGACGGCATAAAGCCTGGTGTCCATAGTTGCCTATGAACCGGTGTCATTCTCGCAATGGTGGGTAAATCCCGTAAAATAAAAAAGCCAGTAATATACCGGCCTGAAAAGGCGCAGTGATACTACTGACACAAGTACAAACTTAACAGCGTGTGCAATGCAGTCATTACTCCGCAACACAAGCCCTAAAGCCTGTGTACCCTGACGGGCAACGCACAAAAATCAATTACATTGCAATTTTAACACAATATATAGTGTTTGTCAATTCCAACATTCTATATATTGATTTTTGGATTTTCTTTAAATTTTCTTTCCTCTTTGCAGAAGTTCTTTCTTCCCAGCCTATTTATAGGATGTATCGGATCATTTGGTAATACCGGATGATCCCTACGCTCTTTTAGTACCTTGACAAGTTCATAACCTCTATGGGGAGTTATACAGGAATTCTGGACAGTGTGCGATGACCACAGAAGCGCGCCCATAATCGAAATGCTGCACAGCAGCAGCCTGAAATACACGGCAGAACCGTTCTGGCGTAGGAAATGGCCCCATTAGAGTTCTTTTGTTTTTCAATACCTCCTGACCTCAAGACCGTTTTCATTGTTTTTGTTGAAAACCTTCTTCTACAAATCGTAAGGGATCATTGTAATCGAAAAAAGGAGGACGATTATGGAGAAAAGAAAACCGAATGACCTACCGCCGGAGCAGTGCTTGGCTGTTGATACCGATACCCTTTGCAAACTGTTGTGCTGTGGAAGACACACTGCGGTACAGATTGGGGATCTTGCCAATGCACGCATTACCATGAACACCCGTGTCCTATGGAGTGTCCAGCGTATCAAAGAATATCTTTATGATATTTCCGGCTAAATAACCATGCCAGTAAGGCGCACTACACTTTTATAATCAGGAGGTACCAGTAATGGCAAAAGTGAGAAAAGACAACAAAGGACGAAATCTTCGGCCCGGAGAAACACAACGGGCAGATGGCAGCTATATGTATGTCTACAAATTAGGCACTAAAAAGAAATATCTTTACGACTCCGATCTCGCAAGTCTTCGTGTCAAAGAAAAGCAGATCAACAAAGATAAGGATGATGGCATCCGTACTCAGGAAGCCATGAAGCTTACCCTGAATGATATGTTCAAGGTCTACATGAATAACAACATCAAACTGAAGCCCTCCACCAGAGCAAATTATCTTTACCTGTGGGACTTCTATGTGAAAGAAGAGCCTTTCGCTAACATGCCTCTGCCACAAATCCACAGAAGTGATATTCTCGCGTTTTATACCAAACTGCTGAAACACGGTTTTGCTATCAACTCACTGGAGAGCATCAACACCATTGTTCACCCTACGCTTGAAATGGCCGTGGACGACGATTACATCCGCAAAAATCCCAGCAAGGGCATTTACCGCAAGCTCAAGACGGACGGCAGCGCTCCAAAGCCTAAACGGCGGATCGCACTCACTAAAACGCAACAGCAGAATTTCCTGCGTTTTATTGCCAAGTCCCCTACATACAGCCATTGGCTCCCCATCATGACTGTGCTCCTTGGAACAGGAATGCGTGTAGCAGAATGTACCGGCATTACCAAAAGCGATATTAACTTGAGCGAAAACACAATCTCGGTCAACCACAACTTAATCTACCGGGTCATTGACGGAAAAGCCGGATTTCACATTACCACTCCCAAAACTGAGAGCGGTACACGAATTATCCCTATCCTCTATCCAGAGGTGGCCGAGCAGCTTCGCCTCCAGATTGAAACCATCGACGCATTGTATCCAGACGATCAACTGGTGTTAGGAGGAGTTCACGGTTTTGTTTTCCGCAACCGAACCGGCTCATTCATGAGCGCCCACAATATCAATCGGGCGATTGAGAGAATCAGCGTAACTTACAACATGGAGGAAATGGATCAGGCTGAACTGGAAGACCGTGAACCGGATCTGCTCCCTCATTTTAGTGTTCACAACTTGCGGCACACCTTCTGTACCCGGCTCTGCGAAAGCACCAACGATGTTAAATTCATTCAGCAAGTCATGGGGCATGCCGATTTCTCTACTACAATGGACATCTACACCCATATCACACAAGAGAATATGCAGGAGAAGGCAAAAAACATTAGTGTGAACATGAAGCTGATGTAAAAAGAAAGGCGAATCTGCATTTTATAAGCAGATCCGCCTTTCATATTGCTTCATCCGGTTTCGTAGGGTCTCGCGCAAAAGTTGTAGAAAAGTTGTAGTAACGCGATTTTTTGTAGTAAATGACCTCTTTAGTACAGCTTTGCTCCTGCCGGAATACTGTCATCCAGCATCAAAAGATTTAAGCCTTCCCGTCCGTCATACTCGTACACTGCGGAAATCAGCATACCCTCGGAATCAATACCCATCATCTTTCTCGGCGGCAGGTTTGTGATTGCCACACAGGTCTTACCAACCAGCTCTTCCGGCTCGTAATACTCGTGAATACCGCTTAAAATGGTGCGTTTCCGGTCTGTTCCGTCATTCAGTGTGAATTTCAGGAGCTTCTTGGACTTCGGCACTGCCTCACAGGCTTCGATCTTAACCACTCTGAAATCAGACTTGCTGAATGTCTCAAAGTCTACATCATCTGCAAACAAAGGCTCGATTTTCACCTTGGAAAGATCAATCTGTACGCTTGGCGCGGACACGGTTGCAGCCTCTGCAGAACCATTTACCGCTGCTTTTTCGGCTTTGTTTTCAGCCCGCTTTGGTTCCAGGGTCTTCATTGTGGGGAACAATTCACGGTATGCTCTATCTTGTCTTATCGTGCTTTATTACCTCGCATTTTATATGAAATCCAAAACTTTTTACCCATTTTGCTTTTATCTTGTTTTATCTTGTGGTAGTCAAATGTGGTAAAATTTGTGGTAACACCTTAAAACCTCAGATAGGCTTCGTGGTTTGTGTACACTTTATATATTATACACACCAATACCACCCATGTCAAATAGAGACTGTTGGCAAAAAAAAGAGGGGTACAGAAATGTACCCCTCTTTATTCATACAAGGAACCCACCGTTTTTCTCATGGTCTTGGTATACCCGCTTGATGTTAGCAATAGCCATGACCGCTCGGTTATTCTTATATCCGGGGTGTGTTTCACAGAATCTCTCATACTCGTCGATGTCAAGGAGCATATCATTAAAACACTCAAGTGTAAAGTCCTCGCCCCTCATAAGCTCAATGTTGAACCGCAGAATACGCTGGCGGTGCATACTCGCATCTCGCTCATCATCATCCTGAATATGTTTTTCGAGCTTATCCTGTGTCTCACGTTGTTCCTTTTTGATGTCGGCGATCTCATTCAACACCTCACCGTTGATTGCCCTGCCAATCTTCTTTGCCAACCCCGACCAAGGATTTACCTTGATCGGGGCGACCTGAACAAAGGTCATAAGCAAAAGGAGCGTTCCGCCGCTCCATCCCAAGATCTCTCCCATGTTCATGTTATGTCCCTCCAAAATGCTTATCGCGCCGTATTGGAGGTACCGTTGACAATCTTGCTCATATCGCACAGACTGTCAATCAGATCGGAAATCTTGTCCATATCGAGATCATAATTTACAGTATCGGCAGAAGCCTTAACCATAGCCATGACCCATTCCTTCCGATCTGCCCCCTTCTCGAACATCGTCTCGGCGCGTTCCATGTAACTGGTAACGAGCTTAACAACTTCCGGCCAGTTTTTGTCCTGGATCGTTTTCCGCACATACTTCACCAGCTGGATTGCCAGCGGGATAGTTGCGGCAAGACCAGACAACACCGATACAATCAGTCGTACCCATTCAGAATCCATAGCACTCTATCCTCCTTTTTTCATATTGCAGGGCTTTCTTTGCTGCCCTCTATGCCGTCCTCACAAAAATTGTGTGCTTTAGCAGTTGCGAATTTAATTCCTTCTCCATCAGCACCAGAGTTTTCTACCTCGCTCTTGTGTACAATTTTACTGAGCACAATACTGCAGGCAGTTCCTATCGGAGCAAAAGCTGCCGTGTAGCAAGCCAGTGCCCCAGTATACCCATATACGATACTCAGTCGAGCAAGGTAAAAGCCGCCGGCCAATCCAGCGGCAAGGAAAATCATGATACATACAGCAAGCCAGTTGGTAAATCCAAGGCGTGGCCTCTTCGATTTCGGCTTGCTTTTCTTCTTACCACGCTCGATCGAGATGGTCATTTTACGCCTTGCCCATCATCTGAGTCCAACGATAAAGAACGGTAACGAACTGCTCGCGGGTCAAAATGTCGCCCCACATACAATTCGGTTCGCCATTGACGGCTGTACCATTGCCGGCGATCAGGCCATTCTTCGTTGCCCACTCGCGTGCTTCTGCGCTGTATGCGCTTGCGTCATTGTCCTGGAGTTCCTTACGCATTTCGCCCCAGAGTTCTTTGAAACGTGCTACATCCATGTCATCATCCTCCGTTTCGCCATTGAGAATTTCCTGAACTGCCTTCCGCAGAGCATCCATGCTCTTGCCATGCTTCGGCCACCACTGCCCCACGTCGCCATGATTAGAGCCGTAGCCGGCACGATATGACTCTGCATGATCGCTGATCCCAGAAATCGGATATCCGAATTTCTTGACCATATAGACATTCCATGCCACGACCATTTTCCACATCCGGTCGAAATAGCCCTGGTTTTTCGCCACGTCGTATCCGACCATCGTGCCGCCAGCATAGGTGTGGCCTGCGGGTTCGCAAATCTCCCACTGCACCTTCGTGTTATTCCATGAACCCTTACTGCCGGAGCCGCATCCCCACGGGCGACCATTCCATTGCAAGGTGAGAACGATTCGCCCTTCACCCTTATGGAAGTCACCAAGGAGAGCATTAACACCCCAGCCCGCACTGGACTTGTTCATCGCGTTGAAAAACACATCGACAGAAGGTTGGGCGCAGCCAACAGAATGGTTTACGCAGCCGGCAGGTCTAATCGTTCTTCCGCTGGTATAAGCTCCGTTATCTGTCGCAGGGCGGATCTCCAGATGGTTTTCAACGTACTGGATACATTCTTGAACTG